TTTCCATGTCAGCCGCGGTCTGCTTTGCGCCTGTCCCGCTTGCAGTTGTGTTGATCTTGATATCGACGTTCTTCGCTGCCATGGCTTAGTATTTACCGAGGATTGTTACGTTTTGCAAGACCGAAACTCCGTTCTGAGCGAGATTGACCACGCATGAGACGCTGCTGAGCGTTTTCGAGTTCGAGATTGTCGGAGCGACTCCAGCCGTTGTGTTTGCACTCGTTGCACCTGTGATACCTGGCGGTGGTGTGCCGTTCGTCGTCACCAGAGCAAGCGTGCCGTCATTGGCTTCTGGCTGCCGCTTCGTGATGATGACATTCGCACCTGAGCTGGTGATGATGTAGCGGAAGGCGATGCTTGAATTTGCATTGAGCGAGGTCGCGATCTTCGCCGCGTATTGTGTCGGGGTGTCGCCCGATAGCACCGCCGTCGTCCCGCTTGCTGTCACGTCAACGCTGGTAAATGACCAGTTGATGTTGCCAGCTCCTGTCGTGGTGCCGACACATACAAGCGTTTCAACTTGTGCCGTGCCTGCCGCTGTCAGCCTGCCGATCGTGACCGTCTGGCTCGCCTGTGAGAGCAAGCCTTGAGGCATGTTGAGCAGGTAGTTTTCGGCGTCGGTCAGACTTGAGAAGGTCAGCACGCTGCTAAAGCTAACAGTCGTGCTGGATCCACCTCGGAAGAACTGGTCGAACTGGTCAGCCTCGATGTATTGCACCTGTTGAAAGTTCGGCTCAGCCGAGATTTGAAAGTTGGACGTTTCGCTCCTTTGACCGTCGCCACCTGCGAGGTCGTAAGCAATCGAGCCGCGCTGGAGTCGTACGAACATGGCTTAGGAAACTGCTCCGACTTGGAAAAGGGTGACAGGCGCTCCGCTGCTGAATGTCCGCTTGGCGCTCATGGTGAGCGTTCCGAGAACGTTGTCAGCCGCTGAGAAGTTGCGCTGTAATTCAGTGACTTGAACCGCTGCACAGTCGAAGTTGAGTCCTCCCACGGTGGTCGTTGAGATGTCGAGAGCGCTTGATGCTAGGTCACCGCCTGCGCTGAGGTTGTCGAAGAACGTGTCAAAGTCGAGTTGTTCGATGCCGGTCGGAATGCAGCTGATGTTGCACCCAATGTTTCCCATTCGCATGTCAACGGTTCCGATGCCGTCAACGACTACCGGGTTTAGTGACAAGTCGAAGCTGATCTCGAATCCGTCTTGACTGAAGAATGGATCGAGCGCTCCGAGCGTTGCGGTGTATGGCGCGGTAACGATCATCAAAGGATCAAAGCCTGTGCCGATGCTAGCGCCGCCTGCGGTCGTGTAGTAGTCCTCGATGTTCTGCGGATCGCCGTTTTTCTTAAGTAAGCCGGTGAACTGCACAGAGCCGAACGCTGTCTTGGTCGCACTGCACGAGATGGTCGGCATTTGCGTGATCTGAGCGTTTAGGATTGTGTAGGTCTTGTCAGCTGAAACGATGACGAGGCTCTTGTCGGTGTTGCCGTAGATGCTGGCACCCATTGCTGTGTTGCCATGCGGGAAAAGAACGGCGAGTGCCTCGATCTCTCCAACTGGCTCGAATTCGACGACGATGGTGAAGTCAGTTTTTGACTTGCTGACGATGCCGTAAGCGTCTGTCTCTTTGTCGAAGGTCGAGTTGGTCGTGGTCAGCACAACTCCAGCTTTGGAGTAGAAGGTCTGCGAATCATAGGTGACTTTGCAAGGACCGCGAACGATGGTGGTTCTGTCGAATGTTGGCATGATTTGTTAGCGTGTTGGAGTTGTATTTTGTAGCCCCACTGGGCAGTTGAAAGTGATGATTTGTTGAAGCATTGGAGGTGTCGCGTCCTCCTGCATGGAAGCGAATGTGAGAATACCGCCGGTGAGTGAATCGCCGTTTGAATCGAGCGGTTTGTGATGATGAAGAATGCGTGAGACAGCCTCACCGATCTCCGTTGCGCTTGGCTTCGACATGTTGCCAGCCTGCTGTCTCCAGACGCTCGGGATCTCCGAGCAAGTGACTGAGAATGTTGCCGAATCCATGTATGGTCCGGGTGTGTCTGGTGATGACGCCTCGCTCTGTGAGAAGTTGACCATGACGAAGGCGCCTGCCTTGCTCATTGCGTTCTCGATCTCGCGGTCGATGTCCTTGTGATCTTGAACCAGAACAGGAATAATCGGCACGGTGCGAAAATACGCGTGATCTTTCAGCGTCTTTGCCATGCTTTCGACTATTTGGCGAATAAGGCTCATGGTGATTCTGAGAAGTTCATGACAGCCGCTCCACCATAGCGAAAAGAACTGCCAGTTGTAGCAGCGAATGATTCGGCTCCGGTGTCGTCGGAATCTGCGTTATTGTTTGCGAGATCATCGAAGTAGCTGTTTGCTTCCTCTACCGATCTGCGGCGATCGTCGCCATTGAATTCAGCGAGAGAAGGATAGGAGTCCGTCAGTTCTTGACGGCAGAGATTGTAGGCGTGTCGGCGAGCGCCTGGTGGCACATACAAGCCGGTATTGACGACCGGCGGTAGTCCACGCTTGCGCCTGCCTGAGTTGACGCGTGAAGCAATGTCTTGCGCTACGCTCGTGAGAATCTCCTGCGCTTTATCCTCTGAGGTGGGACATTCAGCAAGTAAACGATTCAACTCCTCGGTTGAGAGTCTGTCACGAAGTGCGGAGTATGTAAGAGCGAGCCAAGCCATGATGTTATGAGTTTCAAGAATTTAGGGCGACGGAGGAAACTACCAACTCCGTCGCCCTTTGCACACAAGTTCCAACGGATTAGAACAAAAGCTTGGCGACCATGCTGCCAGTAACCGTGCCAGCCGTAGCGGTCATCGTTTGAGCGATGCGCACATAGCGGCGGGTGTTAGCTGGAACGCGGAAACGAACCTCTTTGGCAACGATACCAGTGCCACCTGCACCAGTCTGAGTCGTGCTGATTGCTGGATCAACAGCAGCCCAAGAAGAACCGTCGGCGCTGTCTTGCAGAGCGTAGGTCACGACTTTGGTGTCGGAGATGCCAGCAGCAGTTGGAGCGGAGAGCGAGAATACTACTTGCTCGATGTCGCCACCAACTACTTGTTCAAGGTCAAATGCTGCGGTGTTAGCACCTGCCTGTGCAATCGCAACAGTCGAGGTGTAATTCTTGTCTTGAATGTTTCGGTTAAATTCGAAGCTCATGATTTGATTTAGTTAGAATTAGTTGAGGGTTTCGGTGTCAACGATCGAATCGGTGATGATGATTGGAACTCCGAAGGATTCCGTTGGCACACCGGGAAGGATACCAGTGAAGGCTTCCTGCTTGGTGGATGGCGTTGTGTTCCGGCTAACTTGAAGCTGGAATGCGGAACGACGCGACATGAGCAAGTGAGTAGGACGATCTCCAACTGGGAACTTGCTGAGAAGCTCGGCGATTTTGGCGTCGGTGCATCCTTTGCCGCTGTCTGCGGTGAGGTCACGCAAACGACCAATTGCGTTTTTGTTGACGCACTGGAAGCCGATCCATGCGGTGAGGTCAGCAATGAATGCCGCGTAACGTTTGGCGTCGGCATCAACTGCGTCGCCTTCGCGGAATGGTGAGAGGTCGAATGTTGTGTTGTTGCCATAGACGTATTGCACGCCTGTGTTGCCTGCCTTGATGGCATAGACCGAGGAACCAGTTCCAGAGGTTGTACCTCCAGCGTCAACCACGATGCTACTGCCGAGAGCGGACACCAATGTTTGCAGACCAGCGAAGCCTTTCGAGCTTGCGTTGTCGCCATAGATGGTTTGTGTTCCAACGGTGGTCAGAGCAGCGCGCATAACTCCCATTGCCTCGATGGCTTGGAGAGCCTCGGCACCGTCCTCATAACCGTAAGCGACAGCCTTGTCGACTTCAACGCGTGCGGAGAGAATGAAGCACTCAACCAGACGTTCGGTGAAGTTCGACTTGGTGGCATCCGTGCCTTCGTTGGCTTGACGGAATGCAACGCTCGGGCGACTGTTGCGGGTCACTGTCTTGTAGGACGTGCCGCGGATTGTGCGAGCTGGGATGATTGTTACCTCGGGCGAGGCGCTGGCGACTTCCTCAATCAGACCGACGATGGGATCATGTCCGTTGAGCTTGGCAAGGTCTAACAGAGTTAGGTTGTTTGGCATGGTATTGTTTGTTTAGTGAGATTGGTTTTGAGCTTTGAAGGAGGCTTCGACGAGTGCGAGTCCTTTCAGTTCGGTTTGTTTGGTGCCTTCGTCAGCTTTACCGGCGAGAACGGTTTCGCCGTTCACTGGCTTGGATGGGATGGCGTTTAGAATTTCCACAGAGTTCTTGTCGGCTTTGATTTGAGCCTTCCAGAATGACTTGGCTTTTTCATCTTGCGGAGCGATGCGACCGGCTTTGACAGCTTCGTCGATGACCGAGTCAGCAGCTTTGTCCTCAATCTCAGCAAGTGATGCTTTGAGCGTTTCCACTTCGCTGGCGAGAGCGTCACGCGATGCCGTGACTGTCTCCAGTTCGTTGGCGTGGTTCGCAGCAGCTTGAACCGCGTCGGCTTCCTTGGTCATGTAGCCAGCCTCGATCTCAGCGATCTTGCTTTTCATGGCTTCGATTTCGAGCTTGGCAATTTCCATTGCTTTCTCCGGGTCAACATCCTCGGCAACAAGACCGAGTTCGATTAGTGGTTTGATGTCCATATTGGTTTCGTTGTATGATGCGGCGATTTTTTCCATCGCCTCGAATGCCGGTTCATTTACTAGTGAGCCGATCTCGCCATGTGTCGGCAGACCTGCTGGCGTGCCGTTGGCGAGTAGAAAGTTTGGCGAGAAGTAGGAGTAGTCCTTGCCTTCGACGGCGCTCTTGCCTGCCTGTGTCCACTCGATGTCCAAGACCAGACCGACGCCTGATTCGTATCGGAACTCCTTCGGGATGAAGGAGGCTGGACCGGCTTTGTGATCGAAGCCAGCGAATGGTCGCACGTTGCGAGATTGGCGAGCTTGCAAGTCGCTTGCGAATGCAGCTAGGATCGACTCATCGACCGTGACCTTGCGCTTGGCAGCCTTGCCATTGACGGTAGCATGAATTTCATGCTCGCCTTCAGGGAGATATACAATGCTCTCAGCCAAAGCTTCCACTTCGGTTTGAAAAGATGCACTGATGATTTCGTTCGCCATTTCGAATAGAAGATTACCACTCGAATCTGGCTTGTAATTACTTTTTATTAAGTAGTGCCTTCGACCTGTGCAATGATGCTTTGAAGCGCTCCGTTCGCGAATGCGTTGATGTATGATTGCTCCGGTGGAAGTGCGTTCCTCCATGGCTTCTGCGTGATGGATTTCTTCAGCACGAATACCGGTTTGATACCGGTGGGAGAGTTTTCATCTGCCTGCGCTAGCACGCCCTTGACGGCGAATAGCGGGGCGATTGTTCGGCTGTATGTCCGAGCTGTCAGCCCGTGTGCTTCTGGCACAATCGGAATAGTCAGGAACTTTGCACGTCGCGCGGTGATCGTCCCTCCGGTGACTTTGTGCGAGAATCCAATGGCACCTTTGCTGCGCAGTGTCACGCCTGATCCACTCGCTCCCATGATCGACCAACTTCCTGAGACTTTACGCCACCACTGCGTTTTTTTCCTACCTGGACCATGAGTCGGAAGCGATGGATTTTCCCATAGCCGCGATCCGTTCATGTTGTAGTATTTTTCGACGACTTCCAGAGCATCCTGAGCGCCGGTGAGAACCGCAACCTTGCGCACCGATGCCGATTGTAGGCGGATCATCGATGCCTTCACTGGATCGAGTCCTGTCGCTGTGATGGTGATCTTCATAATTCTCGCTCCAATGATTTGACGATTGCCGCTCCGATCTCATTTTCGAGTGACGTTTCAAGCGCTCGCTTGTCGAGCAGAAAAAACAACTGAGGAATGCGGTCGATGACTTGCTGCACCTCGATCTGAAATGCGCCTGCGGTCATGTGATGGCTCTTGTCGATCAGGTCGGCGAAGATCTGATCCACCGGCGAGAGCCATTGCCCCGCGACCTCACGCATCTGTTCATCAGTCATTCTCGATCTGCTTGAGCTTTGCGTTTGCCCACTCTCTGCCAGCGTCGCCGCCCCAGCCGTGCCATGCCTGCCAGCCTTTGCCCTTGTCGCCCCATGTCTCGCCCTTCTTGTCGATCTCATGGCGAGCGAAAAATGATACCATGCGCTTCACTGTCTCTGCTGATAGCTCGGAACGGTTGGAGATGTCCCTTGCGCGTGCGATGCCCACTGAGGTCATACCGCGCTCCGATGCTGGCTTCTGTCGGCGAATCTCAAGCGCGTCCTGCGCTGCCTTCGCCATGTCCTCGGTCGGTCTGAAATCGATGTCAGCGCGTGCCGCCTCGGTGATCTCTGGCAGCAATGGAAGCGGATCTTCGACCTCGCCAAATAGAGCCTCGCCCTCTTGCGGTTCTTCAACTCCGAGTTCGTTGTAGATCCATTTGTTCGAGACCGGCAGACCGATGTCCTTGGTCACGATCTTGATGCGCTCGGCGATTGCCTTCTCATCCTTCGGCTTTGGAATGACGATCTCAGCGTAGGGCATGTCCTCACTGGCAATGCCTGCGCCGTAATTCATACGAACGATTGATGGAATCAACTGTGTCGTGACTACCTGCCCGATCCATGTCGCGACCGCTTGCAGAATGTCGCCGCGAACTGTTGCATGCACGTCGCCAAGCGCTCGGCTTCCGCTGCTGCCCACGTCTGTGGTCAATGTCTGACCGAGCATGAGAATGTCGCATGCTTTGTCTGACTCGTTCATCAGCGCGACCTGTGGCAGCGATTCCCCGCCCTTGATGCCGTCCATGATCGAGAACTTTACCCCGGGTCCTGTGACCGCATAGCCGCTGGTGCCGATGTTCTCCAGCATTTCCTGCGCCTTCATCATTGCTTCGTCGCTGCCGTCCGTCTCAGCGTGCCTCCATGGAATGCTGTAGAGCTGCGCGTATTGCATGAACCAGCCCAGCCCGTAGATTGCACCGAGCCAGAACTTCGTGAGAGCGCGAAGGTTTGCCGAATGGATCGGATGACAACCGCCTTGCTGCCAGATGGCGATCAGGAACTTGTCAGGTGGGAAATCGATCAGTGTATCGTAGTTGACGCCGTTCGGTGCCATCATGAGCCGGTCGATCTCGTTCGATGCCGATGGATAGGCGAGGTATTTCGCTGGAACTGGAGCGTAGCACCGCGGTGAGACGATGCCGTTCTCGGTGTGCCAGATGATTTCGACCACGCTGATTCCCTTGGCGTAGGCGTCGATCAGCGCACGCATCATGCCCTTCGTATCGAGTTCCCAATGGCTCGGACGCGGTGCATACGATTCAAGCGCTCGTTCGACTGTCTCGTAGATCTGCAATGCCTGCGGTGTTGGCTCCTCGGCACCTTCGCGAATACCTGG